GGCCTTCTCGGAGGCGGCGGTGGCTACATCCGTCTGCAGGAAAGCCCTCCTGTCGTAGGTGTTGCCGTGCTCATGCAATCCGTAGACCTTGTTTCCGGTGATGGCGTGGCAGATGTTGATGGACTTTGCTTTTGACTTTCCCTCGATGAAAGCCGGCAGCGCGTCGCACACCACTACGGAGAAGCCGTCATTCTCGGCCGTCCTCATGGAATCAACGCCGTGCCTGAACGTCTTGCCGGGGTCGAAGGCGTTCCAGACCGCAGTCATGTTCTCGCATCTTCCCAACGGCAGCTGCGATACGAAAAGGACCTCGCTCATCTTCCGGCTCCCTTCGGGTATACGCACAGCAGTATCGCAAGCAGCAGGCAGAAGCATGCGGCGACGGCGCAGTAGATCCTGCCCGCATCGTCTCCGATGAAGGAGAATGCTATCGACACGGCGACGTTGATGCATGCGAGCACGAACAGCACGTCGACGGCTATGCTCGCGAACCTATTCATCTTCCACCTTTGCGAGCCTGCGCCATTTCGCGCGGTCCTCGTCTGTCCTCGCCTCGTCGTACCTTCCCCTGAAGTACAGGCGCATCTCCCTATCGAACTCATCATTGGACGTGATGGCCCATCCGTCGGCGCCCCTTACGATGTAGTACCTATCGTCTGATTCGAGGAACCAGTTCACCAGCTTCAGGCAGGTCTCCGCGGTATCGAGGTCAACCGTTATCTTCGGCTTCACCTCCACCGATATGCTCTTCACGACTTCGGCCATCTACCTCGCCTCCAATACCCTCTCCTTGATATGCCCGCATCCCACCCTCGCATCCAACAGGACGCCGATGCCGGACTCCCAGCACTTCTTGCAGAACGAGTAGTCCTCGCTCATGGCGGCAGGGCCGTCCGTGTACTCGAACCACGGGAACTCGATGCGTCCGAAGACCTCCGTGCTCACCAGCGCGCACCCCATGCCGCCGGCCTTCACCTCGATCGTCCCATCCATGGAAGCCAGCTCCTTGACGGAGAAGCAGTCGCCATGGCCCGCCGTGGCCTTCCTCACGACGTTGGTGAAGCTCTCGTCCGTGGTCCTCGCGTACCATCCCAGGCACACCATCGCCCTATGCTCGATGAGGTCGGATATCGCGTCCTGGGGGAGGACCACATCGGAATCGACCATCAGCAGGTAGTCGCACTTCTCATCCAACGCCCACTGCGCCATGAAGTTCCTGGCACGGTCGATGTCGTATCCCCTCGGGTACCTGTGCACGATCCTCGATACCTCCTCGCCGTGGTTGGCGGTGAGGTGCTCTATCGCGTTCCCCAGAGACTCCGCGGTCTTCTGCCGCGCCCAACCCTCCAGGGTCGGTATCCCTACCATCAGGCTAACGGCCACGCTTCGCCACCATCTTCTCGTGTAATTCCATGACCTGGCTCCACGGCATGGCGCGGTACTTCTCCGTTTCGGGGCACTTCCTCCAGTATTCCGCCGGATCGCCCGCGAAATGGCGTATGCGGGTGACGTTGGTGGGCTCGGTGAAGCGGTTCACGTTGTACTCGGAGGGCATCTCGTGGATGTGGCCCTGGCAGAGGAAGCTGTAGACGTCCTGCATGTCGTTGAGGTAGGCATGCCAGTTCAAACAGTCCACGATCTCCTGGCATTTCCCGTTGCGGAGCATCTCCAGGTTGTGCAGCATCACGCCCACGTTGCAGTAGACCATCCACTTGAACGTGGTGACGTACTCCCTTGTGGCCGAGAAGTAGCAGTCCTCTATCGGCATGTCCCAGATGTCGGATACGTTCATGACGCAGATGGCGTCGCAGTCCAACGACAGGATGCGGTCGATGTCCTTGAACTCGTCCATCAATGCGAGGGGCGCCCTCATCAAAGCCATATGCGATGCCCAGCCCTTGTAGTTGGGGGAGTCGGGCGGGAAGAAGTCCTGTTCGGATACATCCACCACCTGGCATATCTCCTCCGGCATCGTGTAGTCGAAGTCGCCCTCGGTGAACAGCCACACCTTGTCGACGTCGCTGTTCGCTATCAGCGATTTCGCCGCCGTCTGCATGTCTCCGTACAGGTTCTTGGTGCATGCGTACAATGCGTGCTTCGGTCCCTTGTATGTCATAGCTCCTCCTATCTCCAAACCCTTGGCCTGCCGGTCTTCATATCGCGACCGCATACCGGGCAGTACCTGACGGGCACATTGAAGCCGAGTATCTTCGGCGCGATGGTTTTCCTCGTGACTTGGTAGTCGGGGCATGCGTCTTCCGCCAAGGACCAATCGAATCGGCGGCCGTGCGGAACTTCAAGGACGTGGTATTCCCTATGCGGAGCAATGATGACCAAGCTCATCATCCCGTGTCTGACACTGACGTCGACGTTCATCGGGACCTGATGCCCCTCGACATGGGCATTTACTGGCGGTTCGAAATCGAACAGGGGCGAACCCAAGTCGCATACCGGGCAGAACTTGCGCCTGAGCTTGGCGGTGAACCTCTTCGGAGCATGTTTCTTGAATGCCATCAATGCCTCCATCTGTTGAAAACCAGCAATGCCACCAGGATCAGCAGCCCCGCTATCAGGCCAATCCATAGAGGGGAGAGGACCGTCCACCAGGGCCAGTCCGTGAGCCCCGACAATCTCAAGCCTATGAACAGCATCGTCAGAAGGCCGAGGAGCAGGACGCAGTATCTAGGCGCTTCCTTCATCGTCCTCCTCGAACCTCCCGCATTCGCCGGTAAGCCCCGCATCGGTGTCCATATCCAGGTCGCACATGAACATGTACGGGCCATGGGTGTAGTCATAGAAGATGTCGGTGCAATGCCGGCAGAAGAAGCACGACATCGGGTATGCCTTGACCGTGTACTCTTCGCAGGAGTATGTGCGGGTCATGTTTTCGGATTTCGGGGGCATCACATCACCCCGCAGAAAGCGAGATGGCGCAGCCGGGGCTTCACACTCTGGACCGCGCCATCTCCCAAACCATGCCACGCCTTGACCTGCCCCGCCACACCGTACCATGCCACGCCAAGCCGAACCTTACCAAGCCTGCCGCGTTGTGCCAGATCGAGCAATGCCATGCTTAACGCTGCCATGGCATGCCCTGTCAAGGTGATTATGATTATACCAGAAACGCTCATCCGCCTCTCCTAAATGTTCGCCTTGTATTCGTCTTCGAACATCATCAGCGCGACGTATCCGCACAGTTCAGCCATGAAGCCGTCGATCCTGTTCTTGGCTTTCCCCTCCGCTTTATAGGGTGCGAGATTCGCGTTACTATCCTGCTTGACGCTTACGTTCATTCGGCACCAACTTGAAATCGGGTCCCCGCCGTCAACCACCAGGTTGCCTGCGAGCTGCGCCCTGAGCTGCCTCATCGGCTGCGAGAGCGTCTTTGGCCCCTGCCTTACCTGAACGCAACGTTCCTTTCCCACGTATTGCTGAAGCATCTCCAGGTCAACGCCCAGAATGTGCCAAGGGTCGATGCCGACCGCGAACGTCCAGATGTCGTAATTCGACTTCAGCTCCTCGAGCCACTCGATGAAGACGCGCTTCGGTACGGTGTTACCAGGCACCGTTCGCATGAGGCCGCGCTCGATCCACTGCTTGTATGGGACGTCATCGCGTTCCCTTCGGTACCCGTCTCCGTAGTTGAGCGCGTCTTCCGGAAGCCAAAACATAGATAGCTCGTAGATTTTATTGTCGTTCGGCCTCATCATCAGCATCTTCGCCGCTGAAAGGTCGGTCGTGTCGGATGCGTCGAAGCCTGCTATGCCGTACCTGAACGCTTCGCCTGCCGGCATATCCGGGTTCTTCTCGATCGGGAATGGCAACGGCTCGTCGTTAACAGCCTCCTCGAATGACAACCACGCGCTCGCCTTCGATTCCGGGACGTTGAAATCTTTGACCATCAGCGAGGGCAAAAAGCTCGGGTCCTGCATGCCCTTGTTGACGGCATCGCGCATATAATCCCAGCTCTTTACGCTATCCAATCCAGGATTGGCCTTCATCCAGCAGCTCTCGTCGGTCCACTCGCTGCGGTCGTCGAGCTCGAAAATGAACGGCAGAACGCGGTCGTCCTCTATCTTGCCGTCTAGGATTGAGATGCAGTAATCGTATTGCGAGTCGAACAGGTTCTCACGTTCGAAGCCGTTGGTTGTGATTTCGAGCAGCAACGGTTGCTTGCGCGCGCCTAATGCCTGCTTGATCAGGTCATATTGGTCTCGGTTCGTGCACGCGGCAAGCTCGTCGAACAGACAGAACGAGACGTTGAGGCCGTCGAGGTGGCGCGTCTGGTTCGTAAGGACGGTAACGTACCCCGAGTTCCTATCGCAGATGATCCCGTCCTGGTCGCGGTCCGGGACGGTGCCCTTGCGCAGCACCGACGATAGGTCCTTGGACCTTCGCATCATCTTCAACGCAACACCGTACGCAAGAGATGCTTGACTCTTGCTCGTGGCGCAATTATAGACCTGAGGTGCGCCTTCGCCGTCTGCCACGAGCATATAGAGCTCCAGGGCGGCTCCGAGGGCCGACTTGCCGTTCTTTCTTGCGATGATGACCAGTATCTCTTGGAACTGTCTGTAGCCATCGTCGTCGACGAATCCGAACGCTGTCTCTACGATGCATTTCTGGAACGGCTCGAGTATGAAAGGCTCACCGCTCTCAGGCAGTACGCAGAAGGATTCTATGAACTTGACAGGGCGGAGCGCCTTCTCGATATCGAAGTGCCACCGCTTGTAGCCCTTCTCGAACCTGGGCAGCATCATCTCCGCAAGCTGCTTGATGCGCTTGCACGCGACGATCTTCCCGCTCTGTACGTCGAGAAGGTACTGCTCGGCATCTGAGACGGTGCGCTTAGGCATCCTTCTCCTGCTTCTCCCAATGGATGCACTCATCGACCAATGGCGAGTACATCTGCAGGTCGTTGATGTCGCAATCCACTATGCGGTTTCCATCGTTATCCACGGATTCTGCAGATTTGTGGGCGCAGGT